TCGGTGATGGTACAGCAAGCCCAGGAGCTGGTACTATATTAACTGTTACTGGTACTGTTACTGGCGGAACTTTACAAGCAGGCGAAGTTTTAACGGGTGGCACAGTTGCTGCTGGTACAGAAATTACAGCAGTTAACACAGCAACATTTACTGGTACTATTAGTACAACAACTTTAAATATTAGTTCATTAACTAGTGGAACAATCAGTGTTGGTATGGCAATTACAGGAACTAGTGTAACAGCTGGAACATACATTGTTTCAGGTAGCGGCACAACTTGGACTTTGAACCAATCAGCAACAGGTACTCCTACAACAGGTACAAGTTATACAGTCAGCACAAGCCAATTAGTAACAACTACTGCAATGACTACAGGTGGCAGTGTATTGACTATCAATAATGGTTCAAGTACTGTAAACGTATCAGGCGTAAGCACAGTTGCAGCATTAGCAACAGCAATTAACTCAGTTGGCTTATCAGGTGTAACAGCAGGTGCAAGCGGTACAACATTGAACATTTATTCAACAGGTGCTACAGTAACATTATCAGGTACAGCAGCAACAATTCTTGGATTTAGTTCATTACCATATCTTGCTCCAATATACACAGCAGCTCCGCACTACAATGTGCCACAGTATCCTATCGGCGATCAACCTAGCTATGCTAACGGATATCCAACAGGTAGCGTATGGTGCAAAACAACTAATGTAAACTTAGGTGCAAATTTTGTTATTAAAGTTTGGCAAGCATCTACACAATCTTGGGTGCTTGTTCCTACACAATTGTTACCAAACAATGGTACAGCATTAGCAACACTTGACCCAACTGGCGGTGGCATTAACCTTGCAATGAACGCAACTTATGTTAAATTTAATGATAGCGAAGTTACTTCAAACACACTAGCAGATTTTAAAATTTATTATCGTACAGCGGCTGGAACAACTACTATTACAAGTAGTCCAATTACATCAAGTACATTTACAGCAAGTACATCTTATAATTTTACAATTTCAGAAACTACATTAAGTAAAGGTGCAGCAGATGCAGATGGATGGTATCACTATTTGACTACTCCTGTAACTGTATCATTTACAGGTTTAGGTATTGCTACAAACGATGCTCAAAATTTAACAGCAGCCATCCAAGCAGCTCTAGTTGGACAAAGTGCTGTGTCTGTATCATTAAACAGCAATAACACTATCACAATAACACATAACCAAGGTGGTGATATTGTGTTTGTTGACGGCGCTAGTACAGCAGCTACACTAAGCAAAATATTTTCAGCTGGTTCAACTACTAACTATTATTCAAACCCAACTGGCACAGGAACAATTGCTACACTATGGGGAACAATGATGGGTAACTCTGTATTTGCCACACCAAGTGCTACTCCATTAACAACTACTCCCGCAAATGGTACATATTGGTATGATAACTACTTAGGCGATGTTGATATTATGGTCAACAACGGAACTAGCTGGGTTGGATATCGTAGTTTAGACGTCACTGTTGGCAGCACAATTATCAAAGGCGGTAAATCAATTAATAATCCGTTAGGTACACAAGGTACTACAGATATTAATGGTCCTATCATTAGTGCTACACAACCTACTACACAAAGTACAGGTGGTGCATTAGCCAACGGCGATTTATGGATTTATACAGGCGATATTGAAAATTATCCTATCGTATACAAGTGGAACTTTACAACTCAAGCATGGGTATTAGTTAATAATCAAGACCATACTGATAGTAACGGTATTGTGTTTGCTGATGCACGTTGGAGTGATAATAGTACTAACGGATCACTAGGTTTACCATATGTTGGTGCAGGCGCTCCAGATACAATTGCTAGTTTATTAACCAGCAACTTTGTAGACTTTGATTGCCCAAGCCCAGCATTGTATCCAAAAGGTACATTATTGTTTAATACACGTCGTAGCTCATTCAATGTTAAAAAATATGTGTCGGGTTATATAAACACAGCATCTGGACAAAATAGTTTATTAGGTAATGCATCGATGGCATACTACTATCCAGATCGTTGGGTAAGTGCAGCTCCAAATGATTCATTTGGTGTAGGACAATTTGGACGTAAAGCTCAACGTGCTGTAGTATTGCAAGCACTAGAAGCTACAATTCAAAGCAATCAAAATATTCGTCAACCTGATACAGTAATTTTCAACTTATTAAGTTGCCCTGGATATTTAGAAACAGTTAGCTCGTTAGTTGGTCTAAATACAGACAATGGAACAAGCGCATTTATTATTGCAGATGCTCCAGCACGTTTGAATCCAAGTGCTACTACATTAAGCAACTGGGGTAATAATGCAGCAGGTGCTACAATCGACGGCGATGTTGGCCTAATTGAAAATAGTTCTTATAGTGCTGTTTACTATCCATGGGCTGAAACACAAGATTTGCATGGTAACAACATTGTTGTTCCTCCAAGCCATATCATGTTACGTACAATTGCCTTAAGTGACAATGTAAGTTATCCATGGTTTGCACCAGCTGGTGTACGTCGCGGTGGCGTAACTAATGCAAGTAGTGTTGGTTATGTTGTAGGCGACACTGGTCAATATTATACAGTAGCATTGAACCAAGGTCAGCGTGATACACTAGCAGCAATACATGTTAATCCAATTACATACATTGCTGGTACAGGACTAGTTGCTTATGGACAATACACACGTCAATTGGCAGCAAGTAGTTTAGATCGTATTAACGTTGCACGTTTGGTAATTTATCTACGTTATCAGTTAAATGTAATTGCTAAACCATTTATATTTGAACCAAATGATGCAATCACACGTAATGAGATCAAACAACAAATTGAAAAATTGATGCTTGATTTGACATCTAAGAGAGCGTTGTACGACTTCTTAGTTGTTTGTGATTCATCAAACAACACACCGGCCAGAATCGATGCAAGTGAACTACACGTCGATATAGCTATTGAACCAGTAAAAGCTGTGGAATTTATTTACATTCCATTGCGATTAGAGAACACTGGTGCAATTAAAGGTCTTGGCAAATAATTAGGAGAATATAAATGGCAATCGCAGCTCTATCAAATTTTACAGTACCACTAGCATCAGACCAGAGCGCAAGCTCGCAAGGTATGTTGATGCCAAAATTGAAGTATCGTTTTAGAATTACTTTTGAAAACTTTGGTGTCGGTGGTGCAACAGAACTAACAAAACAAGTTGCAGAAGCGGCTCGTCCAAGTGTTAAATTCGCAGATCAGAAAATTGAGATTTATAACTCAGTTATTCACTATGCTGGTAAACCAGCATGGGATCCTATTGCAATTAAATTGCGTGATGATGCATCTAACGTAGTTACTACACTAGTTGGCGCACAAAATCAACGACAATTTGATTTCTTTGAACAAAGTTCAGCAGCGGCAGCTGGTGATTATAAGTTTACAATGCGTATCGAAATTCTCGACGGCGCGAATGGTACAACTCAACCACAATCACTAGAAACATGGGAATGTTACGGTTGCTACTTAGTTTCAACAAACTATCAAGATTTAAAATACAGCGATCAAGGTCCTGTAATGATTGATCTTAGTATACAGTTTGATAATGCAGTACAAGTAACACCAGTTAATGCTTTAGGTTCACCTACAGCAGTTTACAAGTACACAGATAGTCCAGGCAACGGCGGCAACGCTTTAGGTTCTTAATTATTAAAACCCACTTCGGTGGGTTTTAATTTAACGTTTCATTAAATGCGTACTTTATTATTTCGATAAATATTGTTATGGCCTTTACTCCTCAATCAAATTTAACTTGGACAGGCGACCCTGGACTAGTAGCTGGCAATCTTGTAAATTTACGAGATTATCAACACGCGGCTAAACTGTTTAATGTAGATCAGTTTAGATTAGCACCTAAACATTCTTTTTTATTTCATGTATCATTTGGAATTAATACCAGAGCACTTTCTAATAGTCAACTAGTAAGTACGTACGGTCAGGAAATTAATATGCTAGTCAAAAGCATCGATTTACCTAGTTTTACCATTCAAACTGAAATACTGAATCAGTATAATAGAAAAAAAGTAGTACAACAAAAAGTAAGTTATGGTGAACTTAGTGTTAAATTTCATGATGACAACATGGGATTAATCAATCAGTTATGGCAAGAATATTTTGCATACTATTATGCAGACAGTAATACGTCGACAATTCCAGGTGCATATTCAAGAAATGCTACAAAATCTTACAGTAGTATTCCAGCGAACTATGGATTCGATGCAGGAAGTACTGATCCATTTTTTAATTATATTAAAATTTATCAAATGGCACGCCATGAGTATGTGTGCTATCATTTATATAATCCATTAATTACTAGCTGGAATCATAATAAATTAGATTATAGTCAAAATACCTTACGTGATTTTGACATGAAATTACAATACGAAAGTGTAAGTTATGATGTAGGTTCTGTTCAAGCAGACAGTCCAGAAGGTTTTGGAGTTACACATTATGATACTACGCCTAGTCCACTGACTGGATCAATTCCGGCTGGTACTTCCGAAGCTAGTTTTGTTTCTAGCATAGATACTACCGGACTAGCTGCTGGTGCATTATCGCATGCACTTGCACAAGTAAATACATATCAAAATAGTCAACAGTCTAGCGGAATAAATGCTGTAGCATCGGGCCTGGCTATCGGCGCAGGAATTGCAGGAGTATTAGGAGCAACAGGAGCATTAAGCGCACTAGCTAGTGGACTATCCGGAATTAGTTTTCCTAGCCTTAAAGGTTCTGACAGTGTATTAACTAATGAAGATCAAGGAGGCGATCCACTAGGATCAAGCCAAGATGAAAATTCAACAGAAGGAGATGATCCAAGCAACGAAGAAAATTCAGATAATACTTCGCAAGAAACTAGCGATGACGAAACCGATACAACAGCTGATCCAAATCCTGAAGATACTCTTACCGAAGATGAACCGGCCGGCGACAGCGGAGATGCTTGGGACTTTTAAAATATGACACCATCTAATTTACCACAACAAACTCAATCTGGTCAAGCCAGTGTTAAGACATTTTTTGGAACTAACTTAGCCAAGTCCCACAGCTTTACAGCTAACGAAATAGATGCTACGACTGGTTTCTTTTTAAAACGTGGGTTTGACACAAATAGTTCTAATAGTATAGCAATCATAATGTTAAGTCAAGCACGATCAGAGAATGTACCTGTATTTAAATTACTTGATACTTTAAAAACATTAACAGATATACAATTAAGTCAAGTAGTTGCTCAAGTATTAAACAGTACGAGGGATAGTACTAGTTTTTTAGGTTATAGAACACAGCCTGTAACAAATACGTATGAAGCACGTAATATTTTAGTATAATATGGCTAAATTTGCACGTGGTAAGTTTATCATGAAACATCCTGAAAAATATGTTGGTACCAAAATTCCAACATATCGATCCAGCTGGGAATGGAGTTTTATGAATTTCTGTGACAACAATCCAGGTGTACAAAAATGGGCTAGCGAAGCTATACAAATTCCTTATAGAGATCCATTAACCAACCGTCAAACGGTATATGTACCTGATTTTTTTATACAATACGTAGATAAAAATAGTAAAATACACACGGAGCTAATTGAAATAAAACCAGCAAGTCAAACTATTTTGGAACGTGTAGGCAAGAACAAATACAATCAAGCACAATATGTTAAAAATCAAGCCAAATGGGCTAGTGCCAATTTATGGTGCAAACAGCAGGGCATAAAATTTCGTATTCTTAACGAAAATGATATATTCAGCCAAACATAAGCATAAGTAAATGTATGACTAAAAAACTTGAAGAAATTTTAAATCTGCCTGAAAGCAAAAAAATTGTAAAACAGGAAGAAAAGAAACAAACCAAAACCGAAGTTGCGCCTTTGTTGCGAGACATCAGCGAGTTTGACAAAATCAGCGCAGCATTGCCGCAAGTAAAAGGCTTAGGCGATTTAGCTGACAATGAATTAGATGAGCTAGCACAAAAAGCTAAAGATGCATACGAAGACTTAATGGATTTAGGTATGAATGTTGAAGCACGATATAGTGCTCGATTATTTGAAGTTGCAGGTACTATGTTAAAAAATGCTATCGATGCTAAAAGTGCAAAACTTGACAAAAAACTCAAAATGATCGATTTACAATTGAAAAAACAAAAGTTAGATCAAGATGCTAATACAGCAGACGAAGGCATTAACATCTCAGGAGACGGCGTTATCATTACAGATCGTAACAGCTTATTAGAAAAATTAAAGAATTTGAAATAAATACAATACTGGGATTACACTATGAAATCATTTAAAGAATACTTAACAGAAAGCAAGAAAATTTACGAATTCAAAGTAAAAATTGCTGGCGATTGCCCTACTGATTGTAGTGCATTGATTAAAGCCGCCATTGCACAATTTCATCCAACTTCTGTTAGTTCAGGTAAACGTACACCTATCCAAGAACGTCACACAGAATTTCCAGAACACAAGAATGTTAACATGACTGTATTTGACGTTACCACAGATTATCCAGCAACAAACAAACAAATTCATGATAAATTGGCCGCAAGTTTAGGTATGCCGGCAAGTGCTATTAAAGTTAAAAATTTAGCAGAAGAGCGTGAAGATGAAATTAATCATGAACATGATGAGCGCACACATAAGGCGCTTGTTGGAACCGAACAAGATCCTAGCAATAACGGCAACTTGGTCAACGATGAATACAAAATGAAATTTTTGCAAGAATTAGGAAAAGAAAAGCATCAAGGAACACAATATAAAGGTGTTAATGATGCAATACTAGCAGACAGTGTTCCAGGTGTTGCTAAAGAATATCGCAAAGAAAAACAGACTACAGTAGAGAAAGCACATGCTAGCCCTATTGGCACAAAACAAAACAAAATACCTAGTCCAATTAAGGGGTAAATCATGAACTTTGAAGAAATTTACAAAAAAATACGTGCAATTGAAGAAGGCGCACCAGTTGCTCCAGTGCATACTGACAGCCCTGCAAGCCAAGAAGGTATTGAAATCATTGGACCTATGGGCGGTATGCTTGGTGGCCCAATGATGCATAACGAACCTCCAAAACAACAAGATAGCGTTACAATGAATGTTACCATGAACGGTAGTGGCGCAGGCGGTATACGTGATCTAATGAGTGTATTAAAAAATATTGAACAAGGTGGGTTAGGTGATATTGATCCAGCACAACACGATGAGCCATCACACCATGACAACGATGAGGAAGAACCACTAATCGGCGATATGATGCAAGCTGCTGCTCATCACGAAGAGGAAGAAGATCTAAGTCCACTATCTCATTCTCCTGATGAAGAGATGGAAGAAGTTCAAAATGATGATGAGCAATGGGCAAATAGTGCTCACGGAGATGTTGGTGCGCATACCGATGGAATCGATGCCGTAACAACAAAGGGCGACGATATGAATTCAAAAGGTGGAGAAAGTCCTTTAGCCCGTGCTCCAGGAACAAATAGTTTGATTCGTCATCACTATCATGTTAATGAAGATCTAGTAGAAAAACTACAATCTATGTATAATGCTATTAAAGAAGAGCGTACAGAAGAAAAAGATGAACACGGTAATGTTGTTCGTTGGAAAGAAGAAAGCGATTGGAAAAAAGCTGAAAAGAAAGATGGGCGCGGTAAAGTAACTAACCTAAGTGACAAAGCTCGTCGTGAAAGCGAAAAAATGTCTAAAAAAGATGTAAAAGAAAACGCTCATCACGAGGACGACGAAGAGAAAAAAATCAGACACTTAATGCGAAAATACGGTTGGAGCCATCAAGAAGCATTAGAGTACTACCACTATGAAGAGCATGATCCTAAAGATTATGAAGACATGGAAGAATCTGCTAAATGGCGTGATCCTAAATACAAAGGCCAATTGTTTACTCAAAAGAAAGGCGACAGTGACGATTACGACAGCATAGATTATGGATACGGTATAAAAGAAAGACCTAAAAAAGATCCAGGACAAAAACGCTCTACATTTGACAGAGATACTGTATGGACAGATCCATTAGATACTAGAAGTAA